GCGACCATCGAGCCGCGCGCGATGGTGAAGTGTACTGCCTAGTAGCGGCGTGACGGCCGACACAATACGCCCCCGTCGGCCACAAGCTGGCGGGGGTTCTTTTTTGGAGCACAGAGCATGGCGAAGCAAAAGGCGGAAGCGGCGGAGCCTGTCGAGCAGGTGACCGAGAGCGTAGAGACTGTGGCAGTGCTGGAGGAGACCCCTCCCGGCGTGCAGTTGCCACGGTATCGGATGCGGCCCCTGGGGTCTGGTGGAGACTGGCGGATCGTTGAGGCGGAGACCATCGAGGATGCCATTCGAGCGTACAACGGCAATGGCAATGGCGGCGTTGTGTTGACCCGCAAGAAGCTGGAAATTGAGGCCGTCTGATGCCGACCGACGCCGAGCAAATCGCGACGATTCGCAGCAACCTACTCGCGGCGTTGACGACCGAATCAGCCAACCCGAAGCCCTCGTACAACATCGACGGGCAACAGGTCGACTGGAACGGCTACCGTACCGCGATCCTCGGCCAGATCATGAGCCTGAACACGTTGCAGGCGGCTGCGGTCGGGGCGTTTGAGGAGTTGGGCGAGGCCACCACATGACGCTGAACATCGGCGGCGACTACACCCTCTGGGACAACGGCGAGACTGTCACATTGCGGCAGATCCGCCCGGATGGTGCCACGTCGGTAACCGTCGATAACGCGGTGGGTGGGGTGGTCAATCGGCAGCGACTCAACGCGGCAGGAATCGATATCGTGGGCGACGAGAAGGGATTCAGTCTCAATGCCACACAGGCGGGCGCGAAGGGCGTGCAGGTCGACGATATCATCATTGACGCCTCTAACGTGCGGTGGCGGGTGCTGAGCGCGAGCCATGCCACCCTAGACACGCGCTACACGGTCATCTGTCGGAGGCAGGTCTAATGACCGCCGAGTTGACCACGATTCTGGAGACAGTCCAGACGCAGGTTCAGGCGTTGAATCTACCCGGCATTTCTCGGGCGAATGTGGTGATCTGCCAGAGTGCGGCGGTGGAGATTGCCCGCCTGCCGTCGGAGCGAATGCCCGCAGTGATTATCAGCCCGTTCGGGGCGGAGACGATCACAGCATCGAGTAATGTGCGAGACGACGTTGTCTATCCCGTCCTCGTGGCCCTCGTGGCATCTCTGCGGATCGACGCAGAGGAGCCGATGGACAAGCAACGGCTGGGGTTGGATCAGCGGCTGACATGGCGGGAGACGATCCGCAAGGCGTTCTCTAATCAGCGGCTGGACTCGACGCGCGGTTACAACATGTCGCTCCAGCCCTTGGCAATCGTCGATCAAACGGCGTTTGCCCGGGATCTGTTCGTGTCGGGATTCGTGCTGAGGATCACGAATCGGGAGGGCCGGACGTGACCACACTGGACAGCCTGGGCGAGATGGTGGAGTTGGTGATTCGAGCGGCCGAGTATGCGGAAAACGGGATCTACACACAGGCCCTTGACGAGTCGATCGGATTCGTGCAGGAGTTTGAACGCGAGATGTATCGCGAGCAGCGGGGGCCCGATGGCGTGGCGTGGGCTCCTCTGGCACCGTCTACAATCGCTGCGAAGGGGCACTCGACGATTCTGGTTGATACCGGGCGGATGTTCGAGAGTCTCACAACCCCGCAGGGAACACAGGATACGGTGTGGATGACCGGGGATAACTGGTTTACCTTCGGGACGTCCGTGGAATACGCCCATTTCCACCAGACCGGCACGAAGAACAAGGACGGCAGTCTGCGAATGGTGGCCCGCCCGCATGTCGGCGTGAATGGGCAAGTGGTGTCACAGATTGGAAACCGGCTGGCGGCAGCCGTAGCGACTCAATTCAACGAGGGCTTGAGCAATGGCTGACGCGAGCATGGGGCACCAGTCCCGCCTATCGATGGCGGCGACTGGAACAGCGGTCGGATCGTACACCGAGTCGTTCGAGTTCATCTCTGAGAGTCTGCGGAAGCAGCAGGAGATCGTCGAAACGAACGGCATTCGTGGGACGCGATCAATCCCGATCGAGCGAACACGGGACAGCATCTATCGGGTCAGCGGGGGCGTGCAATTTCACGCTACACCCTCGATGCTGGACCTGATTCTCCCCCGCATCATGGGGGCGAATGAATCGACAGACGTCTTCGCCTTCGCGGAGACTCTCCCGGCGTTTGACGTGCTCATTGACCGCGTGGCGAAGCGGTTCGTCTACGGCGGTTGCAAGATCGGCCGGGCGACCTTTCGGGCTTCGGCTGGCGGTCCCTTGGAGCTCGATTGTGAGTTGACCGGCAAGACGGAGGTCGTATCCGCGACTGCTTTTCCTAGCATCTCAGCCCCGACCGATCCTCCCTATGTCTGGTCTGATGCCGTCTGCACGATCGAGGGGACAACGCGGACGGTCACGCAGTGGGAACTGACGATCGACAACCGGATTAACAGCCGGTTTGCGAACTCGCAGACCGCGACCGACATTCACACAGAAGGCCGAGACGTCACGCTGTCTCTGACGGTGCCGTATACCTCGGACGAAGTGGACCTGTACGGGATCAACTCCAGCGGGGCGAGTGCGGCAACCTTCGTGCTGACGAATGGGAACCGATCGATTACATTTGCAGTGGCGGCCCTCATGGTCCCCGATGCTTCCCCGGTTGTTGGTGGTCCGGGGGAGATCCTCCTCACGTTGTCGGGATCGGCCCGCAGCAGCGGAGCAACGAAAGAGTTGGTCATCACCAGCGACAGCACAGCATAAGGCGACACGATGCCCTCCCCGTTTATCCCCGATGGTTACACCCGCGAGACGACGTTGCCAGCGTGCGAACTGTGGGACGAGATCCAGATTGCGTATCGTCCGATGGCGGCGGCCGACTTCGCGGAGTATCTGGCCAAGTCCAAGGGATTGGACGAAGCAGGCTGGACGCGGCTGGTTTGCGATCTGATCGCGGCCAAGGTCACATCGTGGAACATCGCAGGGCCCAGCGGTGAGGCGGTGCCAGTGTCAGTCGATAGCGTCAAGCGGTTGGTCAATCCCCTCGTGCTGAAGCTGTGGACGCTGCTTTGTGGAGCGGTGGAGTCAGGAGACACGGCAAAAAACTAGCGGAGGGGGTGCGGCTGACAATCCTGCACCCCGAAGTGGCCCACCGCGATTGTCAGGACTGTGAGGCGTTCGTGTACGACGAGAAGGCGGGGGAGAGAATGAAGAGCCGAGGCGAGCCGGTGCGCCGGCCCGTCGGCAATCTCCCGCCATGTCGTACCCGGGCGAACGGCTGCCCCAAGGGGACGCCCGAGCAATCCAGGGCCCTCACTGACCAGAATTGGCAGGCCTATCAGCATTACAGCGAGTGCCGAGCCGTGGGGCAGTTCCCAGACGATCCAATCGTGAGGCGAAACGCGGCCATCATCAGGCAGGCGAGCGACTCGGCGGAGATGGAATTGGCGTTGCGTGTCGCTGGTCCAGTGGGTGCATTGATCGGGGGACGTCGTGGCTAATCTCTCGACCGATGTGCTGATCAAGGTCCGGATGGACTTCCAAGCGTCGTCGGATGCCCGGAAGATCACCGAAGGCATCAAGGCGATCCAGAAGACAATCGAGCAGGCCGAGAAACAATTCCTCGGGCGACTGCGAAGCGCACAGAAGCGACATGTCGACAGCCAGTTGGCCGAGATCAAGCGGGTTGAAAAGGCTTACATCGACAGCCTGAGACGGGTCGAGGCGGCGTATAACACGTTCTACCGCAAGACTGGAAAGGGCTTCGGGGCTGGGCAGGGTGGCGGAGGTGGTCGGCGTGGCGGAGGGGCTCCTGTTCCCCCTGGGGCCGTCGACGTTGGTGGCGGGTTGATCGTTCCGGCTGCCGTGGCGCAGGGCGGCATAGGTGGTGGACTCCAGCGTGCTGGCGGTCGGTTCGTCTTTCCCGAGGGTGATCGATTCAAACCACATGTGGCCGGGATGTTGGGCGGTGGTGGCGGGGGGTTCGGCGGCGGTGAACTCGGTGCGAGGCGTCCCGGGGGTCAGCGTCGGATCGGCGGGCCGGTCATCATCGAGGTTCAGGCGTTGGCGAAGGAGATCAAGAACGCCACAGCGACAGCAGCACAGGCCACAGCACAAGCCAAGGCAGCAGCGGGGGCGGCTCGACCAGGAGCCGCAGGAGGAGCGGCAGCAGCAGGAAAAGGCTTCTTCGGCGGTGGAGCGGAGAATAAATTCCTCAGCATTGCCTCGGCCACCATCACGGCATTCAATGCCCCCAAAGTGGTGTTGGGCGGCGTTTCGGAGGTTATCAAGGATCTGGCAGGCGGCGGCGAAGAGACATTTGCCAAACCGGGACGACAGTTCTTTGCGGCGTTGGCAGAGGTCTTCCCTAATGTCGGGTTCTTCGAGCAGTTCCGCAACGAGGAAGAGAAGCGGGCGCAGTCAGAGCGCAACACCCCCCGAGCACGGGAAGAACGCTTTGCCAACGTCCAGCAATCGCGGCTCGACAATGAGCGGCAGTTGAACACGATCATCCTCGAACGCACCAAAGCCGAGCGTGATCTGATCGAGGAGACCCGCAAGAGAATCGATGCGGCCCGCGAAGAGTTCGGCCTGATGGACGTCCGCGAGAAACAGGCCACATTGGACATTGCCCGCAAGGTGGCGGGGCCGGGCGGTGTGGGGCAGTTGACCAGCGAGGAATTGAAGTTCGCCCGGGGCAATGTCGCATTCCGTGGCATCCTGTCCGAGCAGGCACAGGCGGGAGCAGATGCGGCCGGGTTCGCGGAGATCGTCAAGCTGTTGGGGCTGGACCGGAAGATCGCCGAAGCTGAAGCGAAGATCAGTGCGGACATCAAGCAGACGATCAGCGTTGACCTTGACCCGTCGCGGTTGGCGGATGCCTTGGAGGAACGGATCGCCCCATTGGTGAAGGAGTTGGAGGAGATCACCATCAACCGCATCCGGGCGCAGATGAACGCACAGGCCAACGAGGCGGCACAACTGAGGCGGCAGGGGGTGGCTCCATGATCCTACGATACGGCAGCTACTCGCACCCCGACAACGAAGTCATCATCTCGATCAGTCAGCGGCCGACATTCAACGAGATCGGGCTTCGATCGGGATACGTCGCGTCGTGGTCAATCCAGGGGATGCTGCAGGGCAGCAGCGTCTCTGATCTGTCGACCAAGATTGTCGCCCTCGAATCAGCATACGGTGCCGATGGGTTGGATCTGGTGTTGTACGACTCGGACGGGTCAACCGTTCGGCACGCGATGAGAAACACCGGCAGCCGGACGGGCGTCAAGATCCTCGATCTGTCCTACCCGACCGGGGATGGTGCCGAGTACGTCACGTTTCGCACATACACGATCCAAGCCGAAGCCGAGTACAATCAAGACCTGGGCGTCTACTCGACGTCCGAGACGTTCACGTTCGGAGGCGGGGGTCAGCAGAAGGTTGTGATTCCGACGCTATACGGCCCCCCAGTCGAGCAACTCGTGAGGCAGCAGACACCCTACACGTGCCAGCAGCAGGGCCAGAGTATCGGGGTCAGTACATGGCCCACGGTCCCCGGGCCAGCGTTCCCGTCGGCAGAGCATCGCGAGCGACGGCGGATCACGTACAGCACGCCGAGCAAGATCGGGCGCTACGGGAACCAGATGTACGCTGTCTCCTGGGCTTACGAGTTCGAAAGCCCCTCCCTTCTTTTCCGATACCCCAACGGGTGAGCATAAATGGCGACACGACGATGGACGGGGGCAGCCTTGCCCGTGGCCCAAAAAGAGACCATCACGATCGGCGGGACGTGGGTCGCAGCGGACACACTGACGGTCACCTGCAACGGTCGGGCAATCGTGCTGACCGTCGGGACCACGGTCACCACAACGCAGATTGCGACCGAACTCGCAGCAGCCCTCGGGAGCACGTCAACAGCCCTCGGGGCGGCGTACAGCGTCACCGAACGCGGGCCGAATGTGGCCGAGTTCCGGGAGTTCGTGAGCGGTGAGACTGCGCCGGCTGCCAGCGGTTCGACGGTAATCCTCGTGGGCAAGACCAAGGGCAAGCCGTTCACGATCACGGTGAGCAAGAGCAGCACGTCGGGCACCGTCTCGACTGCTACGACGATTTCCGCGAGCGGGCCGAACTTCTTCAGCGTCGCGGCGAACTGGAGCGGGTCAACGGTGCCGGTGGATTCCGACGACATCGTTTACGACTCGGGCAATGTCGATTGTCTTTACGGTCTGGCACAGTCGAGCGTGTCCCCACAGTCGATCACAATCACCATGGGATACACTGGGCGGATCGGACTGCCAGATCAGAACATCGACGATCCGGCATACCCATACAACGAGTACCGCGACAAGTACCTTGCCCTCGGCACGTCATCCGACAGCGTAACGCAAGCCCTCACCATTGGCGGAGGGGATGGGCAGGGGTCGAGCCGGATCAAGATCGACAGCGGGTCGGGACAGTGTCAGCTGGTCGTACTCAATTCCGGCGTGTCAGAGCTGCAGGGCGTGCCAGCGATCTTGTGGAAAGGGACGCACGTCAGCAACACGGTCACGATCAGCAAGGGCTCCCTCGGGATTGCGTTCTTCGCTGGCGAGACGTCGACAATCATGACCGCAAAGGTCGGCTTCCGCACAAACGCGACGACAGACTCAACCGTGGTCATCGGGTCTGGCGTGACGCTGACGACGTTGGAGCAAACTGGGGGCAGCTTGACCACGAACAACGCGGTGACGACTACAACGCTGTCTGGCGGATCGTGGCGGCATGTGTCTGGCGTGGCGGTCACTGTGACCATCACCGGTGGATACTGTTCCTACGAGAGCACGGGCACTCTGACGACGTTGACACTGTCGGGCGGGGAATTGGATTTCCGGGCGAACCAGCGAGCCAGGACGGTCACCAATTGTGATC